TGGCGCAGTTCATGATCTGGTTTCAACACACTCTCATAGAAGATAAAGAAAGCATCCTTGCGTTTCTCATGTTTGGTTGTGTTCCAGTCCATTTGATTTTAACGTGGGTCTAGGTATTTTAGATTGTTTTGTGAGCATATCTGGATATACTCATGATTTCTTTATGATTGAGGTCCCCAACCATCATTCTCGGGTACAACATCGTCATCGTCTACACGATCAACGGATGCAATGTCACAAACTGGCACCTCATGCTGTCCACCAATCAAATACCATGGCATAATCTGTCCATGGTATTCTGGATGTGCTTGGAAGTCTTCAGGATAGACACGATCACCGATGTACTTTATCTCGCTTTCTGGAATAGCGTGATCGCGTAACATTGCTTGTAGTTGCAAGTGCGTCAACTCTGGTTGCGTGGGTACTTTCATTAGTTCTCCATTCTTTGCGTTGTCGTTGATATTCTGCGTCATATGCTACTTTATCCCGAATATTCTTGAATATTTTAGCAGCGGCAGACTTTTCACACTGTAGTGCATCTGCCTCCTGAGGTCTAACTTCACCAGTTTCAGTGTATTTCCTGCCGTCATGATGATTTGCATATCTACGGGCGCGAGTAAATCCCATTTCAAGAAATTTTCGTGCCATGTCCATACCAATGAAGTCTCCAGACTTCTTATAGTTACAGTACATGGAGTAAATCTTATTAGCAGATTTGCTAGCAGCAGTCTCATTCACAAACCTCCAATGAGCACAAATGTCGTTAGTATAAGGGCGCACCAATAGAACCCCTTGCTCCCCTCTTCCGATCCGATAGAGCGGGCGAGTGTTAGGGTCTGTGAAATCAAGTTCCTCATAAGGGAGTTCATAGCAAAATTCGAGCATGGTTCACCACTGGTGCTCCACTACCCTAGCATGTATATTGATCTACGTCAAGCGTTCTCGAAAATGATGTTGGCACCTTGGTCAAAGACCAGCACTCTAAAATAGTGGTCAGCGTCAGGACAGTGTGCTAGTGTTGGAAACCACTCAGATGCATTAAGAGTTGCTACTTCCTCACTACTATACTCAACACAGCAGTCTCTTTCACCTTTGATTGCTTCAATAATATCCTCTGGACAATAGTCTGCTAACCATGTTAGAACTGTTGTCTTCTTAGCATCGTCAAGTGTTGCCCACTTTGCATTCTCAAAATGCAGTAGACATACATTGTTCATTACACAATGACTACCTGCTAACTCATATACTGATAGTGTTTCGATAGTAGTGATCATGGGTTCTCCTCATTATCAAGTTTTTCTAATAGTGTATCAAGTTGTGATTTGATATTATCTAGATTATCATGTTCAACTTCCCATGCTGTTCCCTGTATCTTCACTGGTGTCTTTTTAGCTGCTTCAATGAATGCTTCAGTGTAAATCTTATCAGTTAGATCTCTGACACACAAGTAACGTGCCATCTTATCTCTAAACTGAGTGAAGAAGAAAGAACTTAATGACAACCACTGATCTTCATGCTCTAGATATACAGCATCAGGATGATTTACTTTATATACTGCCTCAAATGCCTCAGGTGACATTGGGAATTTAACTGCACTGACTTCAATATCAGCAAATGTACTAGGTAACTCCCTTAATTTCTGACGATATGTCTGATACATTGCTTTCTTCTCATCAGAGATTGTTACATCACTGCAGAAGACATAATCTGTCTCAGCAAGTAAGAAGTTACGGGCAAGTCTGATAGATAACCAACTTTCAGTTCTTACCTCACCATACATGCGTCCCATTTCATCTTGGAACTCTTCTCTCTCAATACTTTCAATGTTAAAGAATACATCTTTAATGAATTCATAGAATGTAGTAGCAGCTGCTACCTCATTCTGTTCCATTTCATAGTCTTTCCATTCATATTGTCCAGTACGGAAGTTTTTGATATGCTTCCTTCTAGTACAATGATAAGTGTCATTATCATAATAACTGAATTCAACTAGACGATCCTTTTCTGTATCCCATAAAGGATACAACTTAGGAACAACTTCATCTTGCCAATACTGATCAGGCACGACCTTAACAATGCCTCTAAACACGATCTGACGATCAGCAAGGACTAGTTGTAGTATAATATTAGGAACATTTGCGTCCGCGACGATACCCATTTTATCAGATTGCTACTAGTGCTAGATCTATTTAGAATGCTTTGATCAGATACTTAACCAGCATGTACGGTTCAATAAGTGGAATAACCCTATCAGGATCTAATGCTGCAGTAGGTACAATAGGTGTCGAAGATGATAATGTCAATGTACTATCGTTTGCAAATATACCTGAAATATATGTAGATCCTGTTTCGCCACGAACATCATACTGTTGTACATCGTCAGCGACTGCTATTTTACCAGCACTTGGTACAAATACCAAATTAGTCTCTGATAACTTCTCAAGTCTAAATTCAATGAGACCAAAGTGATCACTATTACTAGCATTATCATTAGTACCACTAGCAGCAGCTCTGTTCTGTCTGATAGAGAAACGTGCAGTCTCACTCTGTGCTGCTTCAGGTAAAACAATAGAGTAAGTATACCAATTGGTTGGGTTAGTACCTGTTCCAGTTCCGTCAACATCATTATCAACATCAGTTGCGTTTGGAATAGGAACCATCGTGCCAATAAAACCAGATCCTGGGAAATTCAAACTTTCATCTGTATTGTAATACAAGAGAAGTTCGTCACCACCACCGTCTGGTAGCTCGCCACCGTTTTTATTATTGCCCCTGCATACTTTAACTGTTACTGCATATCCTTCTGATGCATCTATAGTATCAGTTGAAACAAATCGTGTTGTTTGAGTTCCACCAAATTTTAAATATCTTGATGGTAAATCACTACTGACCAGTGAAAGATTTTCTAAAACACCATTAACTGTATCACATTCAACAGTTGCATGGTTTCTTACTCCAACTCCACCATTAATACGAACTCTTGGTGCTTCAGTATATCCAGATCCAGCATTTGTTAGTGTCAATCCTGTAACTACACCACCACCAATTTGAACAGTTGCAGTAGCACCAGATCCACCACCACCACCAATAAACTCTACTGTTGGCACTTGATTTACTGGTAACTTAAATCCACCAGAACTTGTTGTACCAGTACCACTAGCAAAGAAGTTTACACCATTGTCTTGAGTACCAGATCCATCAATGAATACATCTCCAGTAGTTACACCAGTTGTACCACCTTCATATCCAACAATCTTCTTAAAGGTAATTTTTGCATATCCACCGAAACCATTATCAGAAGTGACACCACCATTTGTTACACCTTGTCCACCTGAACCAGTGGTAACAGTAACGCTAGATACACCACTCAATGTTGCCCCAGGGATTTCAAAACTAACATATCCTCCTAATCCACCACCACCTGCGCCAGATGACCAACGTCCTCTATCTTCCACTGTAGTGATCTTAGCATATCCATCACCAGTAACAGTATTTCCTTGAGATAGTGATCCACTGTCAAACCAATCAGTCTTGATAGCAGAAATACCTCTTCTACCACCATATCCTTCTTCGTGACCACCAGTACCCTCTTGTCCACCACCTTGACCAGATGAACCACCAATACCAGATCCAGAAGGACCGCAGCCACCGCCGCCGCCTCCTCCTCCGCCACCAGTACAACCATAGTTACCACCAGTGCCACCTGTACCAGTAAATAGTGAACCAGATTCTAGAAGAACATTGTCAGAAGGACTAGTTGCATTTCTGCCATCTTGACCACATGTACCTTCACCAAATCCACCACCGCCGCCGCCACCGCCAGCGCCACCAATAATTGTTCCACCAACTTTAAATACAGATGCAGCGCCACCGCCGCCACCATCATTATTGTTATGACCATCACCTGCTCTGCCACCTTTACCATTGTGAGCAGCAGCTGCCTGACCATTATAAGTTCTACCAGATTGTCCCAATTGCATGACAAATGAAGATCCTAGGGTCGCTCTGTTTCCTAGAAGATCTGCTTTCCAATACTTTCCTTTTCCACCAGTTCCAGCAGTGCCACAACCATTACCACCATAGTTACCACAGTTAGCACCACCGCCACCACCAATTTCCATAGTGACTTTGGCAAGACCGTAATTACTATTTGTTACTGTTAGTGTATGTGTTCCACCAGGATAACTGTAATTAGATACTACAGTTGCAAGTTCATTGGTAGGAGATGCTAAACCATTACTACCGCCAGTTCCACCAACCTTTCCACCTTCACCAACGGCATCAGTTGGCATATCTGCTGGATCGTCGCCATCAATTCTAATTTGATTGTAATAAAATGGACCATCACCACCTTGCTCACCATTACCATTATCTCCAGTAATTTGACCAAGAATTTGTATATTACCCTGCGCGGATCCTGATAAGGTCAATCCACCGTAAGTACCACCATTTCCACCCTCATTAGTAGAAGCAGCACCACCACCTGTACCACCACCTGCTGTGACAGTAAGGATAGATCCAACACTTAATGTAGATCCTGTTCCAGAATTACCTGCTGTAGTGTTTACTCCACCCGATCCAGATCCACCAAAGAATACAACTGTTGCTGTGTTAACTTCATCTGGAACTGGTACACTGTATGTACCAGGATTATCGTATTCATATATTTCTTCTGCATAAATTGGAACGCCTTCAGAGATAACTTCTCTTCCACCAATTTGACTGCTGGAAGTAAATACTTTGTAAGTAGGAGTACCAATGGTCACTCGTTCTTCATAAGAACCAGCATTTACACCACCAGATGCAAAGTAATAATTTGTATCATCACCAATAATAGTTCCAGATCCTGTATCACCACCTGTCCAATTATAGATGTCATATGTACCAACACTATTATCTAAAAGTGGAGCTTTAGATAAAACGTGAGTATGACTGAATGCAATACCGCCTGGTGGATAAAATGTATTAACTTTACCAGTTGATGCTTTGTATGATACTGTATATCTGTCACCAGTTACTCTTCTTCTACTACCAGATTCTTCTGGTGCCTCAGAGTGAAATAAGAAATGACTATGTTGTGGAGCACCCGAAAGTTTCTTTTCTTGCAAAGAAACTTGAATTATTTGACCACCAATAATAGATCCTTCTACTGTATCAACGACAGCAGAGTAGTTTGATGTTGTAATGTTACCCAGAGCAAATTGTCCCTTCTGAGTATTCTTGTCCATGTACCAATTGCCGTCAATAGTATCAATACCAACACCCAATTGAGAATTACCAACGTTAGGAGTATTGTTACCAAATACAGGACCATTACCTACAATTCTCTTTGCAATTAGATCAGGAACTTGGAACGTTCCCATGTTTGGATCTGGCCAATGCTCCCATACATTATCTCTGGTGATAGATTGAATTCTACCATCCTTTTCAGAAATTCTAACAGCAAATGTTGCACCAGTACCACCACCAGTGCTACCAAGAGTAACAGTTGGTGGATTTGATGCATCATATCCTACTCCAGGATCAGTAACTTCAATTCCTGAAATAGTATTGTTTTGAACTACAACCGTAGCTGTTGCAGTTCTTGGAGTAAGATCTGGAAATATTGCATTGTTACCAGTAGGAGGAGCACTAAACGTAATAGTGGTTCCCTCAGCATATCCATTACCATTAGTTAATACATCAACACCATCACTTGCTGTCCCACCATATTCATTTCCAATTGCCTCATATAATTGAGGATAGTCACTAATTTTATATTCAGATCCATCACAATAGATATACCCAGGATATTGATACTCTGGATTATTCTCTGGTTCTGCATCTCCACTAACTTCAGTGTATGCTGTAGTGCCACCAGGACCAGGAATTAACGCTGGTTTAAAACTATGATCAAATGATCCTTCAGTAGATTTTAATACCTGTACAATAGTACCAATACTCTGAGAATCTGTTTGTTTCTCAGAGTAAAATAGATCTCTAGTATTTCTATACTTGGGATTTAGTGCTACCATTACCTTTAATACTTAATAAGATATTCCATGATGATATAAGGACCTGTAACCTGATCCAATGACGCTACCTGATCAATTTGCAGTGTTAATGTAGTCTTCAAGTTATCAGGTGATAATAACAATGCAGAGGTCTTAATTTTATATGTATGTGTGTTTTGAGTGAGAAGAATTTTGTGTGCGTGGATAGTTGGATCACCATCATTCTGTACTAGTTCTGAGACTTCAGATAATGCATTGTTAACTTGAGGATATGCAAATGATGTAGCGCCAGTAAGAGTGCTATTCAATGGAACAACATCTACCAAAGATTTCTCTACACCATTACCATCATTACTTTTTGGAGCATAGTTTTGATCATAAGTTGCAGGAGCTGATCCATTTGCACTCTTAGGACCAGATCCTGACGGACTACAAAGCACCCATGATTGGAATTGAGGAGTTCCTGAAAAATCTACTTTTTGTAGATCAAACTGAGTACGATTTGTGAGCAAACAGTTGTATCTAAAAGTAGATAATCCTGTAGATCCTTTAGCATCCTCACAATAGTTGTAGTAAATAACTTCCGCAAATGTAAGGAAAAAGGACACACTTTCAACTAGTTTACTAGGTGCTGAATCTCCAGATGCCATTGCCCAGCATGGCATTTGATTTGTTCCAGGACCCTCACCATTGTAATTAGTATTATCTAACCAATCATCAATAGGAATAGTTGTTGCAGTTACTCTCCATCCAATACCTTGAGATCTTGGTTCATCATCTGATGCTTCTTGACGTGTTTTAAGTCTCAATCTATTTGTAGTTGAGAAGTGCATGTGAGAATGCAATGCTAAACTATCAACTGATTCACTATCAGTAAATCCAGTATTACCAGTTCCTTTTGTCCATGCTGGTTTACCCTTCAATGCAATCTCTTGTGATGGTACAATAAAATTACCAACATAACTAACATCAATGGTGGTAGTATTGCCAGATGTGACACCAACAGCAGCGTTGGATTCAATACCCATACCAGAGCGTCTTACCTCATTGCCCTGAGCATTTTCAGTTAAGATGTTGACATATGTACCCGCAGCACCACCTGTTGTTGGTTTTAAAAATTTAGAACCTAGATCAGGGACAACAAATTCTTCAGAAGTTAAGTTATCAATATCCTCACCTTCAGAATTAAGTCTTCTGAACTTACAACCAACACCAGTACCAATAATCTCTGCTAGTACAGGATAATCTTCAGCAAGATATTTGCCACCATCACATTTCAAATATCCTGCAGGAAGATTTTTAACATTATTAGCATTATTTGGATCTGTGTTTGATAATTCAACTGGCCAACAAATAATAGTTCCAGAACCAGAACCAAACTTAGATTTTTCTTTTGAGTAATGTGCTGGCATCAGTATGCTTTGATAATGAACGTCGTAACTAGTGCTGGCATCGCTACCTCTGCAACAATATTTAGGGCATCATCGATGTTTTCAGGTGCAACATCACCCAAACTAATATTGTTTACAGGGAATACTGTAGGGGCAGCAAGTGAACCTATTGTCTGATTCAATTCAAAACTACCATGATTATGTCCAAGGAATGTGCTAGAGTTTGGATCTAACTGATCTGTGATATTATTCAATGTAGTAGGATATGTACCATGCTGGAAATTCAAAGTAACTCCGCTGGAAGTACCAGTATTAGTAGTTGTTTGTGATAAACCAATTACATACTGATTGCTGCTATTTTTAGAAATGGTAGTAACTTGTGTTCCAGGTCTGATGTCACTTGAAGAGGATAGAACCTCACCACCAGCATATACACCATTTGAACTAATCTTAAAGTAACCGTTAAAGTCATTTGGAATAGGACTACTAAAATTCAAGGTCTCACCATTACCATATCCAGATCCAGGATTTACAACACTGATAACTTTATATCGTGTATTGATTGGTCGTTGCCCACCAGTTCCTGGAGCACTAGCATCGGTAACTTCAATAACACCACTTGCACCAGAATAAATTTCTACCTCAGGTAGTCCTAG